TACTGTGCTGATAAAGCCCTTACCATCACCGATAAGACCAACGTTACCATTTACACGATAAAAATCTGCCATTTTAATACTCCAAAAATTTGCGTCTTTGATACGCTAATAGTATTTATAATTTGGAAGGAAATTAAGGTTTATTTGCTCTCATTTATCTTTCTTAACCCACGAACAAACTTTGCTGGTTCTTGGGTGCGAATACTATTCAATAAACGACGTTCTAGTTCTTCTGCCTCTGGAGTATCATATGTTTCACGAAGTTGATTGATAAGATTTATAGCACTATTGATGATATGATTAGCACGACTTTCTAAAACAAATCCAGTATCTTTACCGATACTCATTTGGCTTAATTCATCAAGAATACTACGAGATTGTTTACGCAAAATTAATTTACTCCAAAATTATTTAGGGATTTTTACACTTCTGGAACTTTTCCACAAACTTGATCGCATTGTATTAAACGACCATTTTCATAGCTATCTTTGGTCCATGCACTTTCAACACTACTAAACCATTGTATACAAGTTTCTAAGTCATTTTCATGCAAACTGTTATATTTTACCAATGGTTTGATTTGACGATTTACAAATCCGTTAAAACCTTGGTCATATGTAAGTGGGTTAAACCCCATAAAGCAACAAGGATAAACTAACCCATTTGCTGCAATATAAATTGAACTATTATTTTTTGTAAAGCAAGAGTGAGTTAATCCTTGACCATATAGTTTATGCGAATAAGTTTTATTTGCGTCTTGTTGAAAATTGACAATATCTTTGATATTTGTAAATCCATTATAATCACCCATAATGCGAATTAAATTACCATCACGATCAAAAACTGGACCAGTATTACGTCCGTGGTCAATTAATTCAAATTCAGCAAACCCAAGATTTCTTGCTTTTTCTCTGGCTTCTTCAACTTGATGTTTATTGTGGTCAAACAATATCATTTTCCAAATAGCAACGCCGCCAGCATCCATGTATGTTTTTGCATTTTGTAATATTTTATTAAAATTTGTATCTTGACGATATATTGCGTGTGTATCTTCTAAACCATCTAAACAAAACTGGATTTCAGTATTTGAAAATTTACCAAGTTTATGCCAAAAATCTGTATTTCTTGCACTACCATTTGTGCTTATTTCTATTTTTATTTTAGGATAACATGATTTAAAATATTCAATAATTTGTAGTGATTCTAAATTAGCAGTAAAATCACCAAAGTTTCCATTAATTAGTATACCCCGTTGAAGTTGGTTAATAAATTGTGACGAGAATGATTTTTTAATTAAATCAAGTGATAAACTTGTTTCAGCATAACCACTATTATATGGATAACCAAACAAATTTCTAGGACAAAGCGGACATCTTGCATTGCATAATGAACTAAATTCCATATGTAAATGTTTAATATTTTCTAATTTAATCATTTCAATAATTTAAATACTTCTGGAAATATTTCTTCAAAACACTCTTTTCTATAAGAATCGTGTATTAAAATTTGTTTTTTAAAATTTTCTAATTGAATAGTATCATCATCTAAAAGCCAGTTACTAATTTTTCTCAAATCATCATATTTGCTGTTTAATAACTTTTCACTTATTAATTTTTTACTTTTGCTAGGAAAAATTGAACATTTATAATAAGCTGGTTTATTTAACCGCCCAAGCCAAGGTTTGGGTAGATTATTTTTATAAATGTAATCGAAGAATTCCTCAAGATAATATATGGTAAAAACACTAACAGTTGTGCTTATACTTAATTGCATATTATTTTTATTAGCGATAGTATCTCTGTATTTGAATAAATTATTTTCAACTTCCAACCAATTAGCATTTTTCCTATTATATTCAAATCTTTTACCAATATCATCTATACTTGGCTGTATGTCCACCCAACCAAATCTATCGAAAAAATCCCAATATTTTTTATCTGGAAATATAGTACAGTTTGTATTGTAATGAAGCCTAATCTTACTTGCATTTTTAGATTTAGACATTCGCTCTAATAATTGCAAATGTTTATCATTATCATATAAAAAAGGTTCACCACCATGCAGATGTAATTCTAAAACATCATCACACATATCTAATATGCTTTGCCATGCATCATGGGATTCTAAAATATTATTAGATATTTTTTGTCCGTTTATATCCTGGTATTCTTTAATCCAACTACTGCTTGCATTAGGTCCACATATACGACATTTTAAATTACACATGTTACCAAGAGGTAAAGTTATTAATGATGTTTTTGAGTTAGTTAAATCGGTAAAGTTTAAATCTTCTTTCCATCTTTCATAATCCATCAACCTTTTACTAGGATAATTCGCATCTTCATCTTTCCAACAACGCTCACATGCTTCTGGTTTTTCACCGTTTATAAATGATTCTTTAAGTTTTTTTAGTCCATTGCTTTTTTTGTAATCATTGATTGTGTTATCATTAAGATTATAATTTTCCCAATCTTGCGCAAGTTTTTTGTTAAACTTACAACAAGGAGTAATATCCCCTGAATTGTCTATATCAATACTAACCCATGGTTGATAGCAAAAATGTGGTGATTTCATGTTAAAAATATTTATAGGTAATTTTTTAATGATAATTATTATATTATAGGCACAATTTGGCATAAAAGGCAATAAAAATGAAACTACCAGAAAATGCACAGGCACAATGCGAACAATTATTAAAACAATTTAGAAGAAAAATACCAGATGATACGGTTTATAGTGACCGACTTGTTGAAGAAATAGAGATCATACTGGGATTACGTTTTACAGAATACTTCTTACAGGTCCGTGAAATATTAGATATGACGCTTGATCTACCACACATGACCCGTGGTAGTGCAGGTAGTAGTCTTGTTTGTTGGGCATTGGGTATCACAGATGTTGATCCTATAAAATGGGATATACCACTTTCACGATTCTTAAATCCACACCGTGATGATTTACCAGACATTGATATAGACTATCCACATTGGGCACAAACCACAGTAATGGAACGTATATTCAAACGTTGGCCAGGTAAAAGTGCAAGAATTAGTAACTATGTTACATTCAAAGAAAAAAGTGCCAAGCGTGAAGCGGCAAGACGACTTGGTGCAAAAGGTAAATTACCTCGCAACTTCAAATACGATGATCTTGATATTGACATAGGGGAAGCCATACGTATTGAAAAGAAGTTGCTTGGTAAGAAACGAGCCATCAGCAAACACTGCGGTGGCATACTTGTATTCAAGCATAATCTACCAAAAAGTCTAATAAATGCTGATAATCAAATACTATTAGACAAACATGAAGTAGAAGACCTTGAACACTTAAAAGTTGATATACTTGCAAATCGTGGTTTAAGTCAACTATATGAAATAGAACCTAATATGGGTTTAGAAGATTATCCAGACTATGATGAAGCAACTGTAAAATTGCTTTGTAATGGCGATGTATTGGGTGTAACACAGGGCGAATCACCAGCAATGCGACGATTGTTTCGTGCAATACAGCCAAAGTCACGCAGTGATTGTGTATTTGCTACTGCTCTTATACGTCCTGTTGCTACCACTGGTCGTCAAAAAGCCAGTTTCTTTCACGATTGGACAGAACAGCGTTTGGAAGAAAGTATTGTTTATGAAGATGATGCTATCAAAAAAATAAGCAAACTTATTGGGTGTGATATCTATGAAGCAGATATGTATCGTCGTGCTTTTGCAAAAAAGAATGAAGAAAAAGTATATGATTTTATGCACCGTATGGGAACGCATCCAAATAAGACAGAAATTATAGATGAACTTTATCAACTTGGTAACTTTGGACTATGCCGTGCACATGCTGTAAATCTTGGTAGATTGATTTGGGCATTGGCATATCAAAAGGCACACAATCTAAAACCATTCTGGGCAGCATATCTTAAACACTGTGAAGGCAGTTATCGTCGTTGGGTCTATAAATGTGAAGCCAAACGTGCTGGTTGGGATTTACGTGATTTAGGTTATAATTATAGTTTGCTAAATGACCCCATATATGAATATCGCAAATATGGATGGTGGGGGAGTGCCGATTTTTTACCAGGTTTTTACTGTGCTAATCAATATTTGGACCGTTATGAGTTTGCTGGTCTTGTTGCCAATGGTCGTGTATTTAAGGGGGAAGGCGGTAAGTATATCACTTTTCTTACCCTTGGTGTTGGTAACGGAAAATATATTGACTTACTGGTAAAGGGTCCAGTTGCATACCATGATTATGATGTAGTATGTGGTGTAGGCAAAGTTAAAACAAGTAATGGCAGTCAATATATTGAATGTCAAAATGTGCGGACATTAAAATTGGAAAAATTTATTTCTGCTTAAGATTGTTTAGCATTTGTCGTAGCGCACTGCTGTTTACATCAGCTTGTATTTTACCAGGTTGATCTTCTACGACTGCCTCTGTTGATGGCTTGACATTGCTACCACCTTTAATGCTTGCAAAAATACTACTACTTTGTTTCTTAAATTGTTGATAATCTGGGTCTTCGGCAAGGTCACGAATACGCAAACTATCAATATCAAACTCAAGTTCAATCTTTTGTCCAACACCACTGCTGCTACGAGTTTTCATAAGTTGTAGTTGATACTTGCCATGTTCACGCATACTACGACTTGTAAAGATACCAAACAAATTATCTGCGGTGTTAATCTTACTGATACCACCACTGATATGACTATGGTCAAACTCAACTTCTTCTACTGATGCACGGTTTAACTGTGATGCTGTTACAAGAAGAATGTCTAATTCTTTTGCAAAATTACGAATTTCTTCACTGACATATTTGTCCTTTACAAACAAATCGCTTGGACTAACTTTGGCACTAACTGGCATGAGTAGGTCAAGATAATCTATCATAACAAAGTCTACACGACGACCTGTGCGGATTTGAAGTTCTTTAATGTAAGCACGAACATCATTAATATTACTTTGTGCTGGCATATACTTGATTTGTAAACGACCACTTTTTTTACCAATCATCTTAACTTTAACTTCAATATCTTCAATACTCTTGAAGATATCACGGCTTGGTGTATTAGTAAGCATACCATCAATACGCATTGCGGTAAGTTCTTCACTTAATTCTAACGTGATATAAACACCATTAAAACCAGCCAATATCCAGTTACAAGCAATATTTTGCATGAACAGTGATTTACCACTGCCACTGCCGCCAGCAAAGATATTCAACTCACCACGATTAAAACCACCAAATAGTTTCTTATCAAGTGTGGTCCAACCAGAACTAGTTTGTCCGTTGTTGTCTTTGATTTTATTCAACCGTGCAATAGGATCAATAAAGTAATCAGTTCCCAAATCTTTTGTCAAACTAATCTGAACGGCATCCTTAATAATCTTTTCAACGGGGTCAAAGTCACCCTTTTCTAACATGTCTGCAGCTTTAAGAATTGCACGTTCAAGTTCTTTTTGTTTGGTAAAACCCTCGAACTCTTCTAAAAACCAACTTGTATGGTCATCGGTCATACCAGGTATTGGTTGAAAGGTGTTATTGGTAGCGGCGTTAATCTGTTCTATCAATGGCATGATAGTATGTTTATCACAGTGTTCTTTAATAAACTTTGCTGCACTCTGTAAACTGCGGTCAAAGTTATTTGGATTAAATATGTTCTGCACACGCACATAACTTTGTGGGTCGCTTAACATCATTTCAATGAACAGTTTTTGAACTTGTGAATCGTAATTCTTTGCCATTAATCTACTTGCAGTTGTTTAAAAAATTGTTTATTTTTTTCTTGCCAGTTATCAAACATTACTTTAACATAATCATCTGGAGCAAGCAAGAACTTTTCTTCTAAAGTTTTAGAAAATAACTCATAATCAAAAAATATTCCTAATGGTATTTTTTCTAAATTATAAAATTCGTAACCCTTTAACCACTTTTTCCACATTAAATGTGCTACGATATCCAAATTATCAATAGTTATTTTTGATTGTAATTTTTTACCAAAAAAATTATTTTTTTTTAATTTTATTATAAAAGCATCTGCATTATTTTTAAACAATAGTGAAAAAAACCTTTTATAAACTTGTGTTTCATTTTCAGTATAATCTATATAATAAAATTTAGATTCGGGATATAATTCTTTTAATTTGGGTGAATAATCATGTGAAGCTAAAGCATAATATTCATCAAAAATAAAATTATTTTGTTTTTCTTCGGCAATGTTTTTTGTAAACTCTTTAAAATCTGCATACATTGTTACATCATTTCTTCCGTTATTTGTGATGTTAATAAAAGATTTGTTATTATAATACAAATAATTAATTACACTACACAAAAAATCTCCACCACTACCACCGCTGTGAAATATTATAAACTGTGGATATTTTTCAGTTTGCGTATTATAATCTTTGTTCATAAAACTTTTCCCAAATTTTAAAATATTTTTTATTTGCGGTATAAAACATATTATAAAAATTTTCAATATCATTAAAATTTGCGGTAAAATTTAATTTATTATAAATTTCGCATGTTTGTTTGATAAATGTATTTTTTTCAAAAAAATTTTCAAATTTTAAAATAATATCACCATCTTTATATTTTATATTTTCTTGTTGATTATAATAATAACTTATTACATCCTGATGCATGCTTTGTAAAATTTTATGTTTTCTAATATCTTTATCGGTTTTACTCAATAATACATTCTTTTTTTTGTTAAGTTCAAAAGCAGATTTGTATGATATTTTGTCATTCCATATCATTGCTAGTAAAGGTATTGATTCTTTTTCAAAAGTTATAAAAATATATTTTGAATTTTGAAAAAAATCACGTATTTTTTCAATTCCTTCATAATTTGCAATTCTTATGACTGGTTGATACATATTATCTAAAACAAAATCTGGATTGATATTTTTAAGAATATACTGTTTTTTTTCATTGTAATTAAGTTCTAGCCAATGTATGATTTCATCATCACTATGAAAATTTTTTATTACCTTAAATATTTTTCCATGTGCACTGCCGTCCCATTGAAATATTTGAGTGTTATCATTATTTTTATCGTAATTAACACTTTCTTGTGCCATATTAATAAGATGATATACTGTGCTGCCAAAACCACCAGGAACATAATGGACAAGGATAAGTTTTGAAATTAATTCTTCAAGATTTATCAAGAAAACCACCGTTTTGATTGTAATTGTATTTTTAAACTAAATTGTTCGGTACTACTTAAAATACTGCGCATTGTAAACAACTGACCATACTTAGCAACAGCGTCTGCCACATCTTTAATACCATCTTCCCAATCTGGAAATGCTACACTCCAACCATATTTTAGAGCGGCATTAACCATTGCTATACCAGCTTTATCACGGTCAGGCACAACAATGATATCACGGTCAAGTGTTTCAATAACATCTGCTTGAACATCGTTGATTTCATTACTACAGATTGCAAGTGCACCAATTGAAAGAGCGTCAAGCAATCCTTCAACAACAATACAAAACTTTGCATTTTTTTGTTGTTTGTCATAACCCCATATCATGTTGCTTGGATAATTAGAGAAATATTTGATTTTCTTCTTACCATCTTCAAATAACCTTCCACTAAAACCCATAGGTTTATTGTTCCAAGTAAATGGAACTAGCACACGGTTGCGCAATGACGCATCATCTGTCCAATAAAACTCATGCAACTTATCGCCAAAACCACGAGTATCAAGATAATTGATAGCACTTTCAAGACTGTTATAATCCGCTTCATTAATATATCCATCATTTAGCCAATTTGTAATAGGACGACCAGGACATGGATCACGTGGTTCATAGGTAGGTAACTCACGTGGTTCAACTACGACTGGTTCTGCGGTCTCTTGGCTAATAGCAAATAGCGCAAGACGACTCACAACTTCTTCGCCCATACCAAGCCAGTTCATCCAACGCCGCATTTTATAACTTAAACGACGACCTGGTTGCCAACTACAAGTGTAATGACAATTAAAACAATGATAATTAATACCGCCTTCTGGGGTTTGGTGAACGCCACCACGACCACGAGTATCGACTTCATGTCCTAAATGCTGACAGCATGGTGCATTAAAGCTAATCCAACCACTTGGAGTAGCTTTCTTTTTCCATGGCAAGTGTGCCAGTATTTGGTTTGTAATTTCCATTAAAGTAATATAACAGATTTATAGCAATCTGTCAAGGGCGATAATAGATATAATTCATCTGTCCGCTGATTTGGCTTACCTTAAATCTTACAACACGGTATTTGCCTTGGAAATTAAAGTAATTTGTACCACTGACATTAGCACAGTTAGCATAACTTATTGTAGTATAGCTGTTAGAATCCACTACACTCTTTGCATCCAAACTTACTTGTAACTGAATATTGCCAGTAAATGCATTTGCATTATATTGCACGGTTTGATAAACAGCACTGCCACGAACATAATTGGCTGTCAGGAAACTGCTGCTATATGCAACGTTTACATAGTTTGTATCACCATCATTGCTGTATGTAAAATTGTTAGCAAGATAGCTTGGAGTAAACTGTGGATAAACACCATCGTTTATTCTGGCTTGACCTTGTGCCTGATAGTTGTCATCACTGTAAACAATTTCTTGTTCACCACTGCCATTTATGGCAACAATGCTGTAATTATATAAACCAGCGTTTATATTATCAAGTAAACTGCCTTCAATGAGACAAGTTGCCACACCATCACGTGTATAAACGAGGTCAAGATTACGTGAAAAAACTAATTCTTTTGTAGTACTATCAATCAAGTTAAATAAAACTGTGCTTTGTAAAAGGCTCGCAGGTTTTTGATCATTATTCTTGATAACGAACTTAAATCTATTATCTACACCTTTATAGATTTGTAATGGCTTGGCGTAAAACAACTGATTCTCCCTGTGTAATGCAAGGTCGCTGTTCTTTACAACTGTTATAATTTGTGGATATAAATAACCTGAAATTTGCTGCAACTAATGGACCCTTTTTAATATTTATTATGAGTTTTTCACTGGAACAAATGCTTGAACAATATCCCTTCTTAAGTTACATAAAATACCCCACTGCGGACTTTATTGGAATCATACAAAATTTCGATGGTGACATTGTTTCCATGTATGCCTTTAATAAATTAAAGACCGAAGAAGATAAGCGTGGGTTTCTAGAAGCAGCAGAAATATGGTGGTGGGAAAGTAACCGTTTAATACCAATCAATATATTCTTAAAACATGGTTGGGACAAATATCGTTATAGCACCGTAACGCTCACCACAAAAGATATAAGAGAGCAGTGCGGTCATATTGTAAGCATTGCAAAACTTGCAGAACGCAGAACAAAACGCAGAGTTGTTCAGTTAGTTAAACGACTCGGTTAACAAATTCATATGAACCATTACTAGCTGTGCATAAGACACAGCGTGTGCACGTTTAAAGTAATATCCTTCACTTGGTTTTATCCAAATCTCATCCGCTATTTCCTTCCATCGTTTTCCGATAAGATATCGTTTTGATGGACGAATGATTGCCAATACCATAGCCAACTGATCCAGTGTAGTAGGAAGATGTTGTTGTAAGACATCAAAATGATTTGATAAATGAATAAGTTTGGCAACGAAATCACGCTCCTTTAATTTTTCCCACCGTGGTTCATGCTTACAGAGTTCGTCAAGATGCTCGTTACTGCGAACTGAATTATAAACGTGAACATTCAGTAGGTCTAACTTCATATAACCTAATTCTTCTGCCGTATCATAATCAACATTACTTAATCCTGTAACAGGATTGACTGAAATAGGATTGACATAGACTCCAGTGTTGTGCTTGACAAGAGTACCGTCACGGCATATAGACGCAGGTATATGCTTGATAAGTTTCAAGATATCCTCACGGCTTCCGAAATCTATGTCAATATCCATTTATGACCATCTCATTAAGAATAAGTTACGTTCTTCATCGTTTATGAATGCTAATATCATACCTTTTTGTGTCCATTTTGTCAAGGAAGAATCGCACCATTTTTTAATTTCTGCTTTATTATTAATATAAAATGATGCATCACCTATTATAAGAATACTGTTATTTTGCATCAAATCTATGGCATAAATGTCATCAGATAAGATACGAATATCTTTTAAAGATGCATTTCCAACTACAAATCTTGCTTCCATTAGCAACCTGCTTTTTCTAATATCTGTCTGGTAATTTCTGCTTCGGCAGCATGTATCTTTAACTTGCGTTCCCAAAATGGTGGGTCAATCCAAGGTAGTGCAAGAGTAACTTGTTCTTCATTTAATTCACCAAGTTTTTCCATACCAGCATCACAGCAATAAATTACCCATGGACTTATACGACCATGCACGATATGATTTATTAAACGACTTGTGCTTATTTTCTTAAAGTAATCACTGAACTCTACAGTGCTGTCTTTGGTTTCTTCTGCCCAACGTTGCATAGTTTCAATACTACGTTCTAATGCTTCATCATACTTTTCTGTTCTAACATATTCCCAAAGATATGACTCATAAATCTTATTACGTGTCCAACTATCAATTTTGTATTTGCTTGTTAGCACATAATCTATAAACTTATTAACATTAATTGCATCAATAGCATGACAATGACGACCAAACTTTACAAATCCTTGATATAATGAACTGCTGCAAAAGTCTTCATAGGTTTTAAGTTTAGCACTGCCTTGTGTTAATTCATAGAACCGCATCCAAGCAATATACCCAATGCGCACACCTTTCTCATTCTTCTGGCTTTCACGGCGTTTTGGTTCACACTGGTGAACAACAAGACTGCTCTCACGTGTAAAGGCAAGTCCACAATGTTTGCAGACATGTTCACCAGGTTTTACATCCTTTGCGGCTTCTAACGCAATCTTACGTAATTTGTTCATCTTGTAATTATAACAGTTCTTGTGCTGCAGTGGTAATATAATATTTCCACGATGTCAAATCAAATCCACGAATAACTTCTTCGTGTAGCGGAAGTTCACTTGGGTCAAATGGTGGTGTAACTGTGCTAATTAGTTGATTATA